ATCGTGTACTTTGGCTGTCTCTGATTGATAGAAAACTGTTCCCTCATACTTCGTATCAAACGTATCACCTGAGTCGTAATTAAACAATGGCAATATACTATTGTCACCTCGTATTCCACCCTTTGCGTCTTGTTCTAAATGATTTTGTTTACTGTATTCTAAATTGTAATCAAAGTCTGTTTCACTAAATGTCTTGTTATATAGATCATGTGTAATTAATCTGCTCGCATATACGCCATGAGCTGTGTTTTGTAGAGTATCATATTGTTGTATGATTCTAAAATCTTCAACTGATTGTAGCATGTATATATCGTCTTCGCCAGTGTTTTTTATCTTAGGCGCATAGTGAGCTTTGACTTCTCTAGGTGTACCATCTTTCTTACAAAATAGTCCTTCATATGATTTGAAATTAAAGCCAGTTGCGTTCTCAAAGAATAGAAAACCACTGTTCTCAAAATGTAATGATCTAGCAGTCTTTCTTAATTGATCTATCGCCTTGGTTGGTTTAATTCTAGGTATAACAAATTTGTGATTGCTCTTTGTTTCTTCTACCAATATGTCTTTTTTAGTTTTTAGATGATTGATACAGATATCTGTAACCATTTGATCTATGTTACCTGTAAATGCTTTAGATATTCTTGTTTGGTGATCTCTAATTGCTTCCATAGAACAAAATCTTAATGTATATACTTGTGATCTAGGATTTAGTTCTTGTCTATTCTTTAGACTATATACGAACATTGGGTGACCATTCTTAACAGAGAAGTTAAAACCTTTATCTGTACCAGGCGATCTAAAGTAAAACTCTATTCTCTCATATCCGGTTAAGGGTAGTTCTTGTATGGCGTTTGTACCATCTGTCAATGTTATATCACCTGTAATAAAATTACTGTCTAAACTTTCATAGATGTTAAATTCCATAATCAGACTTCGTATGTCTAATCTAGCTGGAGTTCCTGAGCCGTCTGGTGATTTGTATGAAATAAGGTTAACATCTGATAGTTGGAATGCTCCAGGCCTATCGTTATTATATAAACTTGGCATTAAGTTCTCACTAGTTCGTTAAATTCTTCCAAAAATGTGTTTAGGTATGATGGGCTTAATAATTGTATTTGTCTTCTACTGTCTTGTAGTCTTTGTTCGTATTCTCTATTAGAAACCGATTGTGCGCCTGCGGCATCACTGTTTACCTCTATTAGATATGAATAGTCTTCTGGTCCATTTGCCTTTGTCTTACCACTTGATTGTGTTACTTCATAGTGGTGTATTGCATCTGGATTGGTGTACTTATCCATTAAAAATGTTTCAAATGTTTGTTCACTCATAGGCCATTCGTAAAATGCGTCTGTGATATTATTAGTCATTAATACTACCCAATGATATTGTGCTGAACCAAAATGTTTAAATGCTGTGTCTTCAGGTCTTTCACCACTTGGCACATCATACCTGTCATATAGACTTGCTTCGTCTATAACTTTTTCTCTAACCTTAACCCGAGTCATCAAATCAGTAACAAGTTTTTCATTACCGTCACCTTTTAAATCGTAATAACCTTTTTCTAATTGGGAGAAATACATATTAGTGACCTTCTGCTATTGTTTCTTTTGTCATAATTTCCATCTCTGTAAATGACAAGTTCATTGTTGTTAATACTGGCGCAGCACCTTTGTTGTCACCTTTAAATGTAGTGAACACACCTTCTGGTGAGTAATCCACACTCATATCTGTTAACGCACATCTGCTAATTTTTGGTATGTACATATTAGGACCATCTTTGTACATATATGTAATTTGAAACTCACTAGGAGCAAGTAAGAAACCTGGTCCAAATTTCTCAGGCATCATATGAAATTTTAATATATTAATGATCTTCTGCACATCATCTTTTTCTTGTTCATTCTTTGGTGCAAACTCAAATGGGTAACTAAATGATCTAAATGGTACACCTGTAAATACCATTTCTGCTTTAGGATTAACAGATTTACCTCTACGTTTATCTTTTGCGCCACCAAATCCTGGTACAACAATCTCTAACGCAGCTGTAGTAATTCCTTCTAAAAAAGCTCCACCAGCATCTTTTAATTTACTCGTTAAATTTTTACCATCTAATAGTCCAAGTAATTGTCCAGCAATACCTGTGTCCATACCTTCAAAACTAACTTTGTAATCAAACTTTGTTCCTGTAGGTGGTGTATATAATATGATACTATCTGATATTGTAGTTGTATGTGTAGGATTAGAAATTGCCAATCCACTATTTTGTGTTCTTGCTGTGTTAGTATCAAATCCAAACTTCTTTAGTTGAGACATTTTCTTTGATCTGTTTATTTTTCTCTCACCAACTTGACCCAATGATTTTGGATAAGTTTTACCACCACCTTTTGCACCAGAATATCCTGTCTTCTTGTTTTCCATAATATCAAATATGATGTAGTGCCCATCTCCTAATTGAGATGTTTCTTGTGGGTAATAGACTGCGCCGTAACTATATGGATTATTTACTGCTTCCATGTGTGCCACTGGACTTTTTGATAAGTCTAATGGTGACTTGTTAGCTAGTTTAGCCGCCAGTTTTTTAGGTTGCCCCATAGCTCCTTTGATGGAGTTAGCAAACCCACTCATTAAGTTACTAGCAACTCTTGTTTTGATTATGTTTGAAACCTTACTTGTAAAACTCATCTAAATATCCTTATGAGTATATTTATAACAATATGAGGAAGTCTTATAAAGGTTTATATCGCCCTACGAACCCAAAGAAATATGTAGGTGATGTCAATAGAATAGTGTATCGTTCTCTATTAGAGAAAAGATTTATGTTATATTGTGACCGTAATCCGGACATTACATATTGGGCAAGTGAAGAATTAGCGATTAGATATTACAATCCAGTGGACAAAAAGTACCACAGATACTATCCTGACTTCATAGTTCGTACAGTCAAAGGTGAAAAAATAGTGATTGAGATTAAACCATCTCGTCAATGTGTACCGCCAAAACCACCCACAAGAAAAACAAGAGCATTTATGCGTAGTAGTTTTGAGTATATTAAGAATATGGCAAAGTGGAAAGCAGCAACAGAATATGCTGCTAATAATAATGCTACGTTTAAATTAATTACTGAAAAAGATTTAGGTAGTTATTAAACTGTTTGTAGTATGTGATTTTGAAAATCTCTATTAGACACACCATCCAATGAACCATTGACAATAGTATCTGATTGTACCTTTTGAGAGTTATCTACTACTTGTGAAACATTATTTGTAGGTTCTTTTTTATCTTCTGTGACAGGTTTTAATCCTTTTGGCACTTGTAAATTCTTTCTATTTTCTGGGTCCATAAAATTACTAGAGCTGTTTGCGAAGCCTTTACTATCCAATGACATAATTTTAGTCTTACCCTCACCCATATATACTGAACCTTTTTTAGGAGCTGGGTTACCTGTATCTCTTTCATAAATCATATCATAACTAGGATCATCAGGTTGTATAATTTTTTTAGTTTCTTGGTCTACGATTGCTCTTCTCTGCATTTTAGAAGACATATCGCCTTCTGCTGCTACATCAGGTTCCATACCAAAATCAGTATCCTGACTACCACCTAAGCCTGATTCACTTGGTCCATCTTTTTGTATATTAAAAAACTCAACTGCTTTTTGAAATGCTTTATACAATGCAAACAATGCTAGTCCTACAAGCGCAGCAATGGCGATCATAGGTAAAAATGATACGATAGATGCTTTTAGTGCAAGACCAAACTTTTTAAAACTACCTAGTAATCCAGAGAACAATGGCTTTAACAGTTTTAATGGTTTTAGTAATCCACCAAATACACTACCTAATTCTTTTACAGCATCGATTGGACCCATAAGTCCTTGTACAAATGCCGCTCCTACATCAGCTATAGGTGTAGGTACATATTCCTCAACAAAATTTCCAACACCTTCTCTACCTCTTTGAAGTATACCAGGTTGTTCGTCACCTTTACTACCTAATACTTCTCTTTGGTCAGCCGCTTTTTGTTTGTCTTCTTCTAATTTTTCAGTCTTTTGTAATATTTCTTGTTTCTTATTAGCTTGAGCTGTAGTTTTTAGCTTGTTACCCTCTTGTAATAACTCTCTATCTTTTTCTAAAGACTTCTCAGTAGCAGCAATATTCTTTTCAAGTGCTCTTAAATTTTCTTGTCTAGTTATTATCTCTGTTTGTGATAGTATTTTTATATCACCTGATTTTTCTATTGTTGCTATGATGTTCTTTTCTTTTAGTGCTTGTATTTTTGTTTCTGACTTGATTAGTTTTTCTTCTCTTTTTGTTTGAAAGTTAGCAAGTTCTTTACTGTAGTCATTTAAATCTACACCTAATTTTTGTACTAGTCTATCTAATTTATCTAACGCAAGATTAAATGTTCTTACACTACCACTTTGTAAATCATCTAATACTTCTTCAACCATAGCTGGTACACTAGGTATAACAGCTTTCGCCGCACTGTCTAAAGATACTTTCGCACTTTTAAATACTGCTGTTGCTATCTCAGATATTACTTTCTGTACTTCGCCTTTATCTGCTACTGCTTCTAGTGTGGGTAATGCCATTATTTTTTACTCTTACTACTTCCTGTGTATAGACCGAACCATGCGGCACCAGCACCAACTACGATACTAATTAAACCACTTTGTTCCATTGTTGGAGCAGGTAAGTTCATATACCATATTACGCATTTGTATAATAGAACAACATATGTTGTTAAAAACATTCTTGGGAATATTCTCCATGCGTCAACAGCTCTCGCCATGTGTATAAGTTTTGAGTAGGGGTTAGGACCTAAATCTTTAACAGATGTGTCTACCTCTAAATCTACTTGAATTTTTTGTTTTGGTTCTACAATCTTTATATCATCAGCCATTATTTGTCTCGCCTTCTCCGTTCGTTTTCTTCTTTTATATAGCTGGTTAACATACCAACATATATTTCTTTTTCCCACGGCATTAGATTATCTAACTCCGTCAATGAGTATTTATGATGTTGCATAAGCGCAAAATTGGTTTCATAATAGGCCTCTAGGTTGGAATGGGAGAGGCTTATTGAAAAAAATCTTGTAAACCCTTAAAAGTTATCTTATTCATAACTTTTGTTTTAGGGTTTTCTACTTCAACATCATGTCTTAAATGAGGCATTGTATCAAAAAACTTTTTAATATTCTTAAAACTGTCTTGTGATAAGTTCTCAATAAATTCTTGTAGTTCTTGTTTTGTACTATCTTTAGCTGGATATGTCTTGTCGCCCTCATAAATGTGTTCAATACAATCTACTATAACTCCAAAGGTTGCATCAATATTTTTATCACTTATGTCCAAACCTACATGACTGGATCCTAACGTTGGATAGTTCATAACAATACCTAATTGTCTTTTTTCATCAATTATTATATTATTTGTGTGTTCATCATCTACAATTACATTTATTTTAGATAGATCAACTTCTACTTCTGCCAATGTTTCTTTATCGTCAGGACACAGCACTTTAAATTTTGCTATCTCTCCAACAGATTTACTTCTCACTTGTAATAGTATATACTCTAAATCAAACATAGGTAACTTATCCATATCTAATTTATCAAATGTACAAGCATTTAAAACTTCTCTAACTGCTATAATTATTTCTTTATTATCTTTTGTTTCCATTGCCATCATCAAAATTTTTTCTTCCTTGACAACAAATGGTCTATATTGTACTATAACATCACTTGATGGTAATGTCAATTCATATCTTGGTGTATCAATCGTTGGTAACGCCATTATGTCTCCTTATATTATATTATAAATTTAACGGTGGTATTCTAAATGGTGGGAATACTCTACCACCGGTTATTCTACCGATTGGTGCCTTTTTCCTCAATTCATTTAACACATCACGTCCTGCTCTTCTTATCTCTGGTGGTAACTTACTTATTAGTCCACCAAATATACCACCAGCTCTTTTTACTGATGGTTGTTTAAATTCTGATTGTCCTATATCCACATTTCCAGCTCTATCTAAAAAGAAATTAACCCAATATCTAAAACTAAATGTAACAGTAAAAGTTTGTATCTCATTAGCATCATGGCTAAATGTAACTTCACTGATAGTTTTTGGATAACATTCAAATAGTCTAACACCATAAGTTATATCATCTCTTTCATCTCTACTAGCAAAACTACCTAGAGCAAATATGTCAAGTGGTGCAACATAATCATTATAGTAATTAAAATTGTGTGTAGTATTACTAAATGCTGCCTTTTGCCACATTTCAAAAAATGATCTTTCTCTCATAAATTTGTCTGTCATAAATGTAGCTGTGATCTCTGGTGAAGTGTAATCATAAACAAATTTTCTAGTAGGACCATTATGTTTAATTTCTTTTTGTACACCTTCTCTACTTGGCATTGCTATCTCTTTACAAAAAGCTTGTACTCGTCTTTTTTGTTGATCTTGGTTCATAGCTCGCATTGCTTTTGATGATGAAAAACCTTGAGTTTCATCATCACCTTTTACAAAACCAGCATCAGCACCGTTAAATCCATCAGCAGGACCAGACACACCTTTTGGTAAAGTAAAGTTTACATAGAACCTAGCTTTTCTTTGAAAGCCTTCAGCCTCATTGACCATGGCTTGAAATCTACCCATAGTAGTTTCAGGATTGCCACCAGCCTTTTGTCTTAAACGTGGATCGGATTGTACATCATCAAGTGAGCGATCTCTAGGCAGCCCAATCCTAATGTCGTATCCACCAATTCGCTTCCCTCCTCT